AAATTCAACCTTTGAGTCTGGAGTATCTGCTGGAAGTGGAACATAGAGAGATCTATGATTCTTTCCCTTTAATCCAACCTGAAAAAATTCAAGTAATTTTCTTTCTGACTCTGGAGAAAGCTTTGCGCCTTTTACTGAAATAATATATCTTGAAACCGCCTTGTTTTCAAAGTAGTCTAGATTATACCTTCCAGAAAATTCATTTCCTGCTAATGCCATTTGTGCTGCAATTACAGACGAAAGACAACTAGAAAGAGCACGTAGAAAGCTAGGTAAGCTACGTCAAGATCTCCAAGACTGGCTTGATTCAACAAATGATGAAGATACATTTACAGAAACATTAATTAAAGTATTTACAGACTACGAAGCAACAGGCAATGGATTCCTAGAAATTGGAAGAACCACTCGTGGTGACATTGGATACATTGGACATATTCCAGCAAAGACTATGCGTGTGCGTAGACTTCGTGATGGATTCATTCAATTGCTTTACGGTAAGGCTGTATTCTTTAGAAACTTTGGGGATACAGAAACTCCTAACGTAATAGCAGGCGGAGAAGATCGTCCAAACGAAATTATGCATTTTAAGAAGTACACACCAATGAATAATTACTACGGAATTCCAGATGTAATTGCAGCACAAATGGCATTAGCAGGAAATGAATTTTCTGGAAGATATAACTTAGACTACTTTGAAAACAAGGCGGTTCCAAGATATATTATTACAGTAAAAGGCGCAAAGCTTTCTCCAGAGTCAGAAAGAAAATTACTTGAATTCTTTCAGGTTGGATTAAAGGGAAAGAATCATAGATCTCTCTATGTTCCACTTCCAGCAGATACTCCAGACTCAAAGGTTGAATTTAAGATGGAGCCAATTGAGGCGGGAACTCAGGAATCATCATTTAATTTATATCGCAAGGCAAATAGAGACGAAATTCTCTTGGCTCATAGAGTGCCAATTAATAAAATTGGAACACCAGAAGGAGTTAATTTAGCCGTAGCAAGAGACGCAGACAAGACATTTAAAGAGCAGGTTTGTCGTCCAGCACAGATGAAATTAGAAAAGAAATTAAATAGAATTATTGAAGAAAAGACTGATGCATTAATTTTAAAGTTTAATGAATTAAGTCTCACAGACGAAGATACTCAGTCTAAAATTGATGAGAGATATTTACGTATGCAGGTTATTACCCCTAATGAAGTTAGAATTAGAAAGGGTATGATTCCTCTAGATGGTGGGGACGAAGTAGTAAATTTAAAACCACAGGCAGCCGCAGAAATTAGATCTCAGGCTGGAAATACAAGAGCCCGTTCGCAAGAAAGACAAAACAATTCGCCAGATATTTCGGGTGAAGGCAGAAATGCAAAAGGCGACGGGAATCAAGTAGACTAAACCTACTCAACCATTATTTGCCTTTTTATATATAAGTAGATAAAATTAAGCATATGAATATTGAAAAATCCTATTGGTCTAGCAACGGGGAAAATTTACATTTATCCGTACCGTTTACCAAGGTCAATAAAGAAAAGCGCACAGTATCAGGTTTTGCAACATTAGACAATGTTGATCAAACTGGTGATGTTGTTACGGCTGAAGCAAGCCTAAAAGCATTCGAAAATTTCAGAGGAAATCTTCGTGAGATGCATCAACCAGTTGCTGTTGGCAAAGTAGTTTCATTTAAGCCAGAAACATTTTATGATCAAGTAACAAAAAATTTTTATAATGGAGTTTATGTAACTTCATACATTTCAAAGGGTGCACAAGATACTTGGGAAAAAGTTCTTGATGGCACTCTTACTGGTTTCTCAATCGGCGGAAAGATTAGAGAGTCAGACAATGAAGTTAATAAGTCAACAGGCGAATCAGTTAGATTTATTAAGGATTACGATCTAGTCGAACTATCAATCGTTGACTCACCAGCAAACGAACTTTGCAATATTTTTTCAATTGAAAAGATGAACGGTCAAATGATTTTTAAAGGCATGGCGGCAGAAGTAATTACAGAAAATATCTTTTACTGTGAGGAAAGCAATTCAGTTTTCCTATCAACAGAAAAAACTTTCGATTCACCAATCTCTGGTAAGCCAGCAACAATAATTGGATGGGTAGAAAAGTCGGATGTCAATAAGTCCAATGAAGTAGAAAAGATTCTTGATTCATTTAAGAAGTCAAGATTACCGTTGCCTGAAACACAAACAATTGCAAAACAGGCAAACGCAGAAGGAGGTAATGAAGTGTCAGAAAACACAGAAAACACAACAGTCGAAGAGACTGTAGTAGAAGAAGCACCTGCTGTCGAAGAAACAGTAGTGGCTGAAGATGCTCCTGCAGTAGATGCAGTAGCAGAAGACGCTCCTGCCGAATCTCTGGAGAAAGCAGCCGACGTATCAGAAGTTATGGTTGATGAACCTGATTTTGCAAAGATGCTTGGCGATCTAAAAGGATTTTTCTCAGAAACTCTTAACAAGGCTGCAGAAGTAAATGCTGCTCAAGTTTCCACAATTCAGGATACAGTTGAGTCATTTAGCAAGAGCGTTGATAACAGAATCACAGAGTTAGCAGAACAACACAGTGCACTAAGTGCAGCTGTAACAGAAATAAGAAACACGATTGACGGCGTTCAAAAGCGTGTTGACGCAGTAGAGGGTGAAACTGCAATTAAGAAGTCCTCTGACCTTGGCGGGTCACGGGAAGTAACAACAAAAAAATCAAAATGGAACGGTTCTTTCCTCGGTTCCGTAAATGAAATATTCAACTAATAAGGTAGGTGAAAAATATAATGAGCAATGATTTATTAAAAGATATTGCAGCTGGCACAACAGCAACCGACTCTATGACAGGTTCAGCGGATTCTACAACAGGAATTCACATTGGATCTGAAGGTAACGGTGGTTTGCTTAATCCAGAGCAGTCTGCTCGCTTTCTAGACTACATGTTCGATGCAACCGTAATTGGTAAAGTCGCACGTACAGTTAGAATGAAATCAGACACAACCGAGATTGATCGCATTGGTGTAGGTGAAAAGCTTATGAAGCTTGCAACCGAAGGTTCCGATACTGCAACAAATGCAGCAGTTACTTTCTCCAAGATTTCTCTCACAACAAAGAAGCTTCGTTTAGATTGGGAACTTTCAACAGAGTCTCTAGAAGACAATATTGAAGGTGCTGATCTAGAAGATCATATTGCACGTATGTTAGCAACACAAGCAGGTAACGATATTGAAGATGTTATCCTTAACGGAAACACAGCTTTGACATCAGATGCACTCTACAAGGCATTCAATGGCGTTGTAAAGAAGGCTAAGACATACGGCCACGTAGTAGATGCTGGTGGTGCAAACATCTCTCGTGCAGTATTTAACTCAGCACTTAAGGCTCTTCCACGCAAGTATAAGCAACGTCGTACAGACCTTCGCTTCCTTGCAGGATCAAACTTGATCCAGGATTACCTATACTCAACTTCACAAAACATCCAGAACGTTAACCCACAGGATATCGCTTCAGGAATTATTCGTGGTGAAGTTGCACCAGTTTCAGGTCCAGCAGGATATGTAGCTCCATACGCATTTGGTATTCCAATCGTTGAAGTTCCACTTCTTCCAGAGACACAAACTGGAGATTACTCAGCAACAACAGGTTCACATGGTGACGTTCACTTGACATTCCCAAATAACGTAGTTATTGGTATCAAGCGTGACGTAACAGTTTACCGTTTCTTCTGGCCACGTAAGGACTCAATCGAGTACACAATGTATACTCGCGTTGGCGTTCAAATCGAACAGGCAGATGCTTGGGTAGTTGTAAAGAACGTTAAGGTAGCTTCATAATTTAATTTATTAAGCGTACTGCTAGAATTGCCCCCGAATTAATTTCGGGGGCTTTTCATTTTAATTGACTAATGCTATAATTTATATACTTAGACTAAGGAGAAATACATGTCATTTGAAACACTCAAGGTTTCAGAATTAAAGAAAATCGCAGAAGATTTTGCAGTTGACGTAGAAGGCCTAAAAAATAAATCAGAAATTATTGCTGCCCTTTCAGAAGAGGGAGTAACATTCTCAGTATATGAGAAAACAATTAACGCTACAGAAGAAGAGGCGGAAATGGAAACACACGAAGTATTGCCAAAGTTCGATCCTAAAAAAGAACAACCAAAGGATAATGTTTTGGTTAGAATGACAAGAGCAAATTATCGTTATGATATTATGGGGCACACCTTTACAAAGGAACATCCATTTATTGCAATGAAAGAAGAAGATGCTCAAAAAATCTTTGATTTGGAGGAAGGTTTCCGTTTAGCGACACCAAGAGAAGCACAAGAGTTTTATAGCTAAGCAAACCTAATTAAATGGCAGAAGTTTACATAAATAGTAATTTCCCAGTTAACACAAAAATATTTTATGCTGGTGAAATTATAGATGCAGATGGAACGGTTACAGCAGAAGTCTATGACATAACTGAAGATCCTGCCATTATTCCAGCAATTAATCCTGGAACATTAATAACACAAATAGTTGCAACAAAGTCTGAAGAAGATTTTGGTTCATACAAAATTGTATTTCCATTTTCTCTTACAACAAGAGCTAGAAAGTTTAGACTTAAATGGACTTATGCAGTTCAGTCTCAATTAGTTCATCACTACACTACAGTAGATGTAGTTACACCGTACATCGACCTTGCCGATGCAATTGAAGATTTAGGGTTTGGGTCTGATCCTTCAGATCCAAACAATAAATCATATCATGATTTAATTATGTCAGAAAAATGGGCAAGAAATTTAATTGATAATTATACAGGTCAATCTTTTCATTTATACAATGACCTACATATTGTTTATGGAGATAACTCAGATTCATTAAGACTGCCATATAAAATTAATGAATTGCATGAGCTATATGAAAATGATATCTTGTTAGTTGACACTATTAATGATATTAATAACTGGAGCTATGACACACAAATATCCGAAAGCGGATTTGGAATTAGAATTAATAGAGCCAATATGTTAGACAATACAGTCTACACTGCAAACGGAATGATTCCACCAAGCATTAATGATACATACGGCGGTGTATTTAAAAACGGAAGCTTCTATAAAGTTCAAGGAGTTTTTGGCTGGGATGAAGTTCCAACAGAAGTAAATGAAGCATGTATTCACTTAATGAGAGACTACTTCTCTAAAGATAAAGCATGGAGAGAAAAGTATGTTGAAAGCATCTCCTCATTCGATTGGAATTTTAAATATAACACACAAGTTTTTACAGGAACAGGAAACGCCTATGTTGACCAAATCCTTTCATCTTATGTATTAACTCAAATGGTTGTTATATAATGTTCGGAGTTGTAGATGCAGCATTTTCAATGATGCTAGATATTTATATTCAGTCTGACAATCAAGATGCAAATACTGGGGCTATAAAAAAAGAATGGCATTATGAAAAAACCCTAAACTGTTACGCCAAAGGAGTTATCAGTAATTCAGCCACCTCAAGATCTGGTGATAGACAAATGTTTAATAACAGATATGAGAATATTCAGTTTATAGAGGTTAGAACAGCTGAAAAGCTAAATGCTCGTCAAAAAGTAACAAACATTAGAACGGCAGGCGGAGAAGCAATATGGACAGAATTAGATTATCCAACTAACACACCAACCGTATTTGAAGTAGTAGGATCAACACCACTAACAGATGCCTTTGGAAGTATTCTAGGATACAACTCATCTATGAAGAGATCGGAGAATCAGCAAATTGGACTCTAGTCAATTATTGGTAACAGCGGCAAGCGGATTAGAAAGACTTATGATCAATCCGAATAAAAATAATGCCAACCTAAAGGATAGCACAGTTGCTCAAATTTCTGCAGCAATATACTATAAGGCTTCCGTTGTTTCTAAATTGACATCCAATACTGCATTTCAAGAAAAATTTAGAGAAGTTATATATAATCAATTAGAGACAGACTTTGGAAATTATATAGATGCACAGGCAAGATCGAAGCCAAAATCTTTGCACCATGTCTATGAATGGAAAAAAGTAGGCCAGCCAACTGCCAGATTATTTAAATTAAATGTTGTGGGTAAAGATAGATTATCATTTAAGGTTGGATATGAATTTTTAATGTCTTCTTCAAATGTTCCATCTGGTCGTAGAATGAAGAAATATAAATTTGCAAATAAAGCTTTTATTATGGAAAATGGAATACCTGTTAGAATCTCTCCAAAGGCCGCTGAGCGACTAGTATTTGAAACTAATGGATATACTGTCTTCATGCCTAAAGGTGTCTCTATCACCGTCTCAAAGCCTGGTGGAGGTGCTGCTACACATCAGTTCAGACTTGCATACTCAAGATTCTTTACTGGTAATTTGGCGGGAGAATCAATTAGACGATCTGGCTTTCAAAGAATATTTAATCAAGGAATGGCTAAAGCATTAAGTGTTCCAGCTGGAATTAAAAAAGTGCAATTTTCATTTTCACCAAATACAGTTAGAAATCAAGCAGACGCAGGACTACAGAAAGCATTTGGAGGAGCACTATGACAGCTGATTATAAATTAGATGCAATGCTAGAACTCCGAAAGTATTTATGGGAGTCACTTCTTACTATAGGCATATTTGACGAGAACAATTATTATAGCGACAATATTGGATCTTCAATTGTTCCAATTATTCCTGTACAGCAACAGCCAGAACTAGATCAATTTTTGAGCGGGAAGAAGCATTTGGTCTATGATAAGATAGGAATGTCCTATGAAGTAAACTGGCTAATTTGCTGTGAGCAGATACTATTTACTATTTATTCAACAGATGTTTCTGAAATCAATGAAATTAGAAACTTTATGACAGATCTATTTAGAAGAATGGATGAGTCTGCAACAGATATAAATAGATGGGACAATGTTTCAAATAAATTTAAGTTCCATAGTATTCATATTGCAGATATATCTGCTACCACCCCTTCAGAAGAACTTCAGGGTTTCTTATCGGCAGACGTAGTTCTTGAGATTAAATATTCAAGAATCACAGATTTGGTAGGCAGGTTTCTCTAGGTTGCCTTAAGGCCCAAAATGCCTTATTATTATACCAGAGGAAAGAGGCCTAGCCAGCCAAAATTTTTAAATACAATTTAATATATTTTTTTTAACAGGAGGTTTAACAACATGGCACAAGCCACAGGTAATGCTAAAAATATTCTCGTTGGTGCATCCCCACTCTTTTTGTCTATCGAAGACTCTACAGATGTCGGTTATGTAGATAACATGGAGGCTGGTTCTGCTAACGCAGGAACACTTCTCAGAAATACAAAAGTACCAGCGTTTGATTCAGCAGCATCATATATCACTTCATTAAATGCAATTGATACAGCAGCTGGAGTAAATGGAGCAGCTTACAGAAACGTAGGCTTCACAAATAACGGTCTTCAAATTACTTACAACCCAACATACGGTTCAGTAACAGTAGATCAGCTTCTTGATACAGCAAAGCTGTTCAAGGAATCAATGGAAGTTATGATTGCAACAGAAATGACAGAAGGCACACTAGAAAATATTCTAGTTGTATTCGGTCAAAAGGGTTCAACACTTTCAAGTGGAACATTAGGAATTGAAGCAGGTGCTCTTGGAGCAGCTCCAACAGAGCGTCAACTTATTGCAG